TTAGAGGAGAAGTAAGCAAAGACCATGTCGCATATTATTTTGAAACACCAAACGAGGAAGAAGAGGACGTATGAAAGCAAATACAGAACTAAAAGAATTAAAAAGAAAATGGAAGAAATTAAGAAATATTTTGAAAGCCAATAGCGAAAATTGGAATGATATACACCACGACCCCAAAAAAGAATTTAAACTATTAGTAGCCATGATGGACGGAAAGACTTACGGATTATGAAAGATAAATTTATAGGGGAAGACCCAAATCAAGAATATTCAAACGAAGTTCAAGGTCAAATTCAAGACGATATTGAAGAGGGTTTTGAAAAAATATCTACACTAACAGCTACGCCAGAAATGGATCATGTTATCATTTTTTATTTTTTAATGATGTGGAGTAGGGTTATGGAAAGATACGGCAAAAATGGTGAGAAACAAGACAACACATTTATAAAAAAGATGATAAATAGAATTATGGAAGGTGATATGCCACCAGACATAGACAATAAGTTTGCAAAGGAAAAAAATCATTAATGAATTGGAAAGATAAAAGATTAAAAGAACTTCAAGATATGATTGACAATGGTTGCCACCCAGAGCTGCTTATAGATGAATATCACGATATTCAAACCACAGGCGCAGACAGTTGGGAGCAGTTTCTTGAAGAACAAGAAGAACGAAAACTTAAATATCAACCACAATTAATACAACAATGGAGGAGTATCAAATGAACGAACTACACGAAAAATTAAATCGAGATATAGGTGAATTAGAACTGTCTATAAGGTCAATGAATGGTTTGAGACTAGAGGGTTTTAAAACAGTTGGCGATTTAACAAAATCAACTGAACAACATTTAAGACGTATTCCCAATATAGGAAAAATGTCGGTGAATGAAATAAGAGAGGCTTTAAAAAATTTAGGACTTGAATTATCTAATCCGAAACAACCAGAACCAGAAAAAGCAAAAACTCTTATTTCAGAGTTAAGTATTGATATAATTGGTAAGGTCAAAATGGCTTTTAAAAAATCATCAACAAGAATTATGACAAAACAAAGTTATACATGGGACGAAGTAACTGAGTATTTTAACGAACATGAAAAAATAGTTAAAATCTATAAGGAACAAATGTATAATTGTTTTCGTCAAGAATAGAAAGGAGGAAAAATGAGTAGTGATCTACGAGACCAATTAAACATGATAACTGATCTACATAGATCAGCGTCAAGCTCTGGCAGATTATTCGCCATGAAACAAGTTATAGCTGATTTGAAACAGATTATAGATAAATCTGTGCAATCTGAAAATGATGAGTATCAAGGTGAGAGTATGATGAAAGCTATGCACAAAGTTGCAGAGCTTATAGTAAGATATCAAAAAGAGATACACGAAGAAGAACAAGCGAGTAAGTAAAGGCGATACAGTAATCCTGTTATAACGTTAAATCGTTAGCTAAAGAACTGAAGTACAAACAAAAGGAGTAATATGGACGGAATAATAGTATGGAAAATAAATTGTGCTACTAAACACGGAGTAGATACAATTTTAGTTAGAGGGGACAGTAAGCCCACTAAAACCCAATTAAATAAATTATATACCAAGTTAAGAAAAGAATTTGGTATATCTAAAGATGATGAACGTTGCTATGTAGAGTTAGCGGGGTGCATTGATATAAGAAATATCCCATTTACAGAAGATTATTTAAAACAGGAAAACTTATAGGAGTAATATGAAAGATGAACCAATAAAATGCAATAAATGTAATAGTGCTAATCTACATTGGCTTGTTTGGGTTGATACAAATAATCAAATTGTAGGGGAAAGTAGTCAATCTGAAAATGGTGAATATTGGTGTGATGATTGTAATAAACATGAGGGGGAATAATGAAAGATAAACCAATAACAGTAAAAGAGTTAATAAATAAACTAAAAAAGTTTGATGAGAATATGTATGTGACGGTAAATATACCTCATACAATGTCAGAGGGTAGTCGTTGTATTTCTTATTTATCAAATTTTGGTGAAACTAATTTTACTAACTATGTTGATATAGTTCTTGAAAATAACAGACATATAACAACACAGATAGAAAGTGATTGTTCTAAAGAAGTTTGGAATAAGACACCAACAAATCAAGTATGAGAACCTATAAATTCACAGGTAGTAAAGAGTTCGAAGTACAAGCGAGGAGTTTGAAGAAAGCTCTCCGTTCTGCCGAAACACAAGCGACAGGCGACAAGCGAATCACAGGCGAGTGGACGAACAAGCGAGGCAATCAAGTTGTTAAAGACTTTGACTTACCCATCAGGCGAAGAAAGAAAAAGTAATCAATAGTCTTTGATATATCCAGGTGGGAGTATTAGTTTCTCTTCACGGTTTGGTTTCAATACAACACGAATAGAACTGTCAAGTGGGTTATTACTCTCATGCACTTCAATACGTTTAATCTCTTCAAGATATCCTTTTCTTGTCATGATATAAATTTTAGCATCACTCACAGCATTACCACGCATGCCATTTCTACCCTCTGTAAACTTATCTAAATATTCTTGCAAGTGTTTGACGTACACTACATATCACCTTTGTTTCTATGCTCATTGATAAAATCTTTACCCATGTGTCTTAGGCTACGGTTTTCAGATTTCAATGTATCCAACTGTATTAAATAAAATTCACACCTATCTTTTAGATATTTAATCTCTTTTCTTAAATCAGCGTTGAGGTTTTGATGTTCTACATTAACCTTTAACAGATCATGTATTCTTTCTTTTAATTGTTCACTCATGCTTGACATTATAGGAATGTTCCCTTAAAAAGTCAATATGGGAGTACCAAAAAGATTAACAGAAATGCAAAAGAGGTTCGCAGAATACATAGTATTTGGTGGGCCAAACGGGCCTGTGTCACAAACAGAGGCGGCAAAACTTGCAGGTTACAGCGAGAAGAGAGCAAGGTCTGAAGGATCAGAGTTATTGAACCCAAGACTATCACCACTCGTAGTGCAGTATGTAGATAAGTTAAAACAAGAAAGGTTAAAAAAGTTTGAGGTTAATTATGAAAACCATGTTGCAGAATTGGCTAGGATAAAAGAACAGGCGTTAAAGAAAGGTAGTTTTTCATCAGCCGTAAATGCAGAAACAAACAGGGGTAAAGCCGCAGGATTGTATATAGATAGGAAGATTATTAAAACCGGTAAGTTAGATGACATGTCGTTAGAAGAATTAGAGGCTAGAATGAAAAAGATAGAAGAGGACTACTCACAAATTATAGATGTAACCCCTGACACGAAAAAGATTACTGAGTAATTTTATCCATTGATATAATACAACCTATTGGGAATATATTTCTATCACTAAACACTTCTTCTTTCTCATCGTAAGAACTAAACGTCCACAAAAATTTTTTTGTTTTCTTGTACACATAAGCTTGAGTCACCATCTTCGCACATTCAAATTTATCAAACTCTTCTGGTGTGGCATGACCCGCATCACCGCTGATATCGATCCAACGGATAGCATAGAAGTAATATTTCTTCTTACCTATCTTTGCATGTTTGTATCTCTTTTTTCTTTTTCTTGCCATAATCTTGCCATATTTAGGTTTGCGACACCTAATAGTATAAAATTTTTTATACATGCGCTAGAAGTAAAAAAAATATTTTGGTGTCGCAAAACCACTGTATATCACCT